CCACCAAGCTGTCCAAGGCACTGGAAGGTGTCAACAAGGACATCAAGGGCACGCAGACGCAGCTCAAGGATGTTCAGAAGCTGCTGAAGCTTGATCCCACCAACACAGAACTTTTATCCCAGAAGCACAAACTGCTGGCGGATGCGGTGTCTGCCACCAAAGAAAAGCTGGAAGTGCTGAAAACTGCCGCAGAACAAGCCAATACGGCTCTTGCAAATGGTGAGATTTCACAGCAGCAGTATGATGCCTTACAGCGTGAGATCATCGAAACTGAAAATAAACTGAAACGCCTGACTACAGAAGCAAACAATTCTCACACCGCCTTGGAAAAGATGGGCGTTCTGGGTGAAACGCTGCAGTCCGCCGGGGACAAAATTTCCGGTGTGGGACAAAAGCTGCTGCCAGTCACCGCTGGTGTCACGGCTCTGGGAACCATTGCCGTGAAAACTGGTGCGGATTTCGATTCCGCCATGTCAAAGGTGGCAGCGGTGTCCGGTGCGACCGGCTCAGAGATAGATGCTCTCCGGGAAAAGGCTCGTGAAATGGGCAGCAAAACAAAATTTTCAGCGAGTGAAGCTGCCGAAGCCATGAACTATATGGCGATGGCAGGCTGGAAAACCAACGATATGCTCAGCGGTATTGAAGGTATTATGAATCTTGCCGCCGCTTCTGGGGAAGACTTGGCATCTACTTCGGACATTGTCACAGACGCTCTGACTGCCTTTGGTTTGTCTGCTTCGGACAGCGGACACTTTGCAGATATTCTGGCTGCCGCATCAAGCAATGCCAACACCAACGTCAGCATGATGGGCGAAACTTTCAAGTATGCCGCTCCGGTGCTGGGGTCTCTGGGATACTCAGCTGAGGATTCTGCCATTGCCATTGGACTGATGGCGAACGCCGGTATCAAATCCTCACAGGCTGGTACAGCACTGCGTTCCGCCATTACCAATCTGGCAAAGCCAACAGATACGGTAGCAGCTGCCATGGAACAGTACGGCATTTCTCTGACGAATAGTTCCGGCAAGATGTACTCTTTACGAGAACTTATGGAACAACTCCGACAGAAATTGGGCGGACTTTCTGAGGCAGAACAGGCACAGGCTGCTGCCTCACTGTTTGGCAAAGAGGCCATGTCTGGTATGCTGGCGATCATCAACGGTTCCCCGGCGGACTTTGAAAAGCTGTCCAATGCCATTGACACCTGTTCGGATACGGTAGACGGCTACAATGGCACGACCGAAAAAATGGCAGCTGTCATGCAGGATAACCTTGCCGGACAAGTAACCATCTTGAAGTCCCAGCTGGAAGAATTGGCAATCAGTTTTAGTGATATTCTGATGCCTACCATTCGCTCCATTGTTTCCCGTATTCAGGAACTGGTGGACAAGCTGAATCAACTGGATCCGCAGACCAAAGAAACCATTGCGAAAATTGCACTGGTGGCTGCTGCTCTGGGTCCGATGCTGGTGGTGCTGGGAAAGACCATTTCCAGTGTGGGGACGGTCTTTTCCGCAGTGTCCAAACTGCCTGCCCTTTTCTCGGCTGTGCAAGGTGGCATTGGAGCTATTACCGGAGCGTTGGGCGTGTCATTAGGTCCGCTGCTCGCCATTATCGCAGCTGTTGCCGCTTTGGTGGCTGCCTTTGTGCATCTCTGGAAAACCAATGACGAATTCAAAAGCAACATCATCGCCATCTGGGAGCAAATCAAAAGCACCTTTACTGGATTGACACAGGGCATCACTGACCGGATAAACGCTCTGGGATTCGACTTTGAAAGTTTCACCGATGTGCTGAAAGCAGCGTGGGACGGGCTGTGCAATCTGTTGGCTCCTATTTTTGAAGGTGTTTTTCAGAATATCTCTAATATTTTCTCTGGATTTGCAGATATTCTCTTAAATTCACTTGATGTACTGATCGGTCTGTTCACTGGTGACTGGGAGCAGTGCTGGGACGGCATCAAGGGAATTTTTACCTCTATCTGGAATTTCATTGTCAACTCGTTCCGCAATATCATGAATACCCTGAAAGGCATTGCAGATGTGGTGCTGGGGTGGTTCGGAACAAGCTGGAACGAAGTCTGGACTTCCATCAAAACATTTTTCGTGGACACGTGGAACAGCATTGCTTCCTTTTTCACGGGAATTGTTACCGGAATCCGGGACTTTTTTCGTCAACACTTGGACGTCTATTTCCAATACCTTCACCACCATTGTCACTGCCATTCAGACGGTAGCAACAACTGTATTTACGGCGATTCGGGATTTCTTCACCACCATTTTTACGGCAATCTGCAACTTTTTCAGCACGATTTTCAATGCTATTTACAACGTGGTTTCTACGGTTTTTCAGGCAATTTATAACGTCATTACGACCGTTTGGAATGCCATTTACACCACCTTAGAACCGCTGATCACGGCATTTGGCTATCTGTTTCAGACGATTTTTGAAGCCATCCAAATCATTGTGGGCAGAGTGATGGACTGGATCTCGGAGAAGATCAGTGCCATTTGGAATGCGATCGTGGCGTTTTTAACACCCATTTTAGAGGGCATCCGAACGACCTTTGAAACCATCTGGAATGCCATCTCCAATACGATTTCCACGGTTTTGACGGCAATTCAAGATGTGGTGACTACGGTTTGGAATGCGGTATCCGGTTTCATTTCGTCTGTCCTGTCTGCAATCTGGAATGTAGTTTCTTCCATCTGGAACAGCATCTCCGGCACGATTTTCAGTGTGATGAATGCCATTTTTTCTGTGGTATCCTCCATCTGGAATCGGATTTCTTCTGCGGTTTCCAATGTTCTGAACGCCATCCGGTCGGTGGTATCTTCTGTCTGGAACAGCATCAAGAGCACCATTTCCAACGTGATGCAGAGCATTTCTTCTACGGTGTCCAGCATCTGGGACAACATTCGTTCTGCGGTTTCCGACAAAATCAGCGGCATCAAATCCACCATTCAGAATGGATTCGATGCCGCTGTGGGATATATCAAGGGACTGGCTTCGGATGCCTGGAACTGGGGACGGGACATCATTCAGGGAATCATTGACGGCATTCAGAGTGCCATCGGCTGGCTGGCGGACTGCGTCACCAATGTTGCCGATACCATTCGGGATTTCCTGCACTTCTCGGTTCCGGACAAAGGGCCGCTGACAGACTACGAGAGTTGGATGCCAGACTTTATGAAAGGGCTGGCAGACGGCATCGACAAAAGCAAGAAGTATGTGGAAAAAGCAGTGGGCGGTGTGGCGAAAGCCATGCAGCTGACCATGGATTCTGATTTGAATTACAGCTTGCATGGAATCTCCAGAGCGATGCTGCCCGACAGTTCCGGTGGGACGGTGAACAATTATTACAACACGGACAACCGAAAAACGGTGAATCAGACGAATCAATCGCCGAAGGCACTGTCACGGTTGGAGATTTATCGGTTGACACGGAATGCGTTGAATGTGTAAATATTGCAAAACTGGAAGTTGTAAGTGATTTAAAGGAAAACTTGGTTTTAATCAATGCGGTAAACCCGGGATTTATTCTTCAAAACTTTTGGGGTCTAACAGATAAGCTATATCATCTTGAAATTTTAGTGGTATTCTGTTTCTCTTTTCTTCAATAAGTGGAAATGGTGGTAACTCATAGCTCATCAGTAATTCTATTGCATCTTCTATTACATCATCTTCATTTGGTTCAGTAATCACTGTTTGTAACAATAACACTAAATCATCATGAATATCACTTATATCCTGCTGATAATATGGATCCATAAACCAATCTAAACAAAAAAGCATACTGAGTTTTCTTTGGGTATCATCGCCAAGTAATACCTTTGCAATTTCACATATTCCTTTTCTGACAATATCTCTATCTTTGTCTGTATATGTAACAAATCTGCCATTCTCCATAATTTATACTCCCCGATTGAAATTACTGGATTATATTTTTTTAATTATTCAAATTCTTTTTTACTCACTTAAGTCCCAATTTAAACCAGTTCGTCAAATTCCGATTTGCCAAGCAAACAGTAACCCCTACTTCTTCACCACATTCAATCTTGCAATCTCCATATCCTGCGGACCAGTCAGAGAACAACCCTTTTCCTTGGCGTACTGGATATAATTCACAATATCCGCCGTAATGCGTTCGCCGGGGGCGAGAATCGGGATTCCCGGCAGTGCCTGTTCTTTTGTCATGTTGATTCTCCTTTATAAACTTGAATTTATACCCGGTACTTGTCTCGATTTATAGTCATATCAACCAAATGAAATACAAGTAAGATAATAAAAAAAACGGAGGCTATTATTATTCCTGCGCCCAGCTTGATAAAATCAATTATACCGCCAAGACAAAAGAGCATTGCCCATGTCTTAATC